CGCCTGCGCTGCGTACTGTCGAAATTATTTTCGCTTTGCGCAGAACTTTTCTCGCAGGGTGCAGTCATAACTATTGCCACTGCTTTTCTTTGATGTCCCCCAATTTGTGGAGCCCATCAACCCCGCCGTTTTGGTTCAAGGTTGATGGGTTTTTTGTTACCTGAGATTCGGGCCTTTCTAATCAGCCATTTACGAACCACCTTTAAGACGGATGGCGACAAAATGGCGGCAGCGATATTACGAGTTACCATCTTTCGTTATCCCAACGTCCATTTCTTTCAGTATTGGCATTGACCTGCTCCCCAATGATCCAGCCGTGTCCGCAATGCATAGCCTGGCTTTGCTTAACGAGAAGCGACGTAAATGAGGGTTCTTTTCTCAACATAAATACCTCCGCTCAGACCGAATGATGAGCCAAGACCCGTCACAGTATCGACGACACTGGCCATTGCTGGATTTGCCTGTAGACGTGCCTGCAGGGAAATAGCGGTAAGAGCCATCAGCCGAGTAACGGAGTTAACGCTTTCGACGACCTGGCGGCGTGTGGTCGCATTTAGCTGAACACCAGAAACCGCACTTGCAGCGACACGGCCGATCTCGGCGGTGGCTTTCAGGACGTATTGCGGCATTTTCTCCCGCGCGACTTCATTGGTTGGCACACATGGCAGGCAATGAATCTGCGCCAAAAATCCATCAACCAGCGTTGCATCCTCGGTGAAGTCGGTTAATAGCCAGATATCTGGCGCTGTGAGTTGGTGCGGTTGCTCCGGGTTGAGCTTATTCCGCAGGGTCTGAACGTTCATACCTGCACGTTCTGCCAGCTTCGCCATATTGTGGTGTAAAGCGAACGTCCGGCAGGCTTCATTGAAATGGGGATGTTTTGATATACGATAGTCAAACATAGTCTATTGCTCCGTTAAGTCTCAAAATGGAACTAATTGATAGTCACATTGCAATCTGAGAGTGCATCAACGGTTAAAGCGACGATGTTAATCATTACCTTTTCACGCTTCTTATCTTTACGCAGGCGATGTCGAGGCAACCGACCATCTGTAAGCATGTCGTTTATGGTGTCAACATGCAGCCCAGTTAGTTCGCTATAGCGTTCAATTGTGACGTGCGGTGTGTTCAGAGTGATTGAAATATTAGGGGTCATGATGCAACATCTCCTACTGGCTTGTGGTGAGCCGTTTGTAATCGTGACAAATACCCAAATGGGAACGAACCAGATACCAGGATCGCATAAGAGATATGCCGACAAAAAAGTACCTAAATGAGATCAATATAAATCCCAATCAGGGTGGTAAAGCTGCGATTGAACGCTTGGTAGACGCGTATGGTTTTACAACGCGACAGGCATTAGCCGATCACCTAGATGTCTCAAAAAGCACTTTGGTTAACAGGTATATGCGGGATACGTTCCCTGCTGACTGGATAATCCAATGTGCTCTTGAAAAAGGTATATCCTTAAGCTGGTTAGCCAGCGGAATTGGATCCAAAAATTCAGAGGTGAATAATGATGTTGTTTCAGTTATTCACAAAAAAATCATTGAAGGTGTCTTACATGATGGAAATTACTACTCTATCGATAAGGCATTACTTCCTAAAAACCACAATCATATTTTTTGTGTATCTGATGCAAAAAAAATTTATATTGTCGAATCAGAATATCGCGAGTTAATTGATGGTGAATGGCTAGTTGAAATTGAAGGTAAGGTTAGCATTCGTAAATTAACCAGAATTCCAGTTGGAGAAATTAAAGTCCGCAGCACTTTAATAGATTTTGAATGTCCTGTAGGTGATATAAAAGTTATCGCCAAATGCCGAAGCGTACTTATAAACTACTTTTAGAAGGAATTAACATGAGTGCTGAAGAAAGAAACTTCGATAATGAAGAAAAAATCATAAAAGAAAATACTGAACTCCTCGATCAGTATAAAAATGCACTGTCTTTTGATGACTATCATAAATTAAGATGGTTAATTCTGAGAGGAAGAATTAATGAGTTTCAAAATGAGCTTCTTGGATTTATTTTTAAAACTGAAGCATCTGAAGAAGAAAAAAAATCAACCGATAAAGATTATAAAAATAAGTATGTAAAATATTATTATGATACTAATGAATCCCTATCAAACCAAAATAGCAAAACAAACCATAGAATCATTGAACTTGAAGAACTTAATAATCAACTTTTAACAACGAATGCCAAATTACAGAAAGATATTGCTGAATCAAAAAAACTCATTGAAACAGGCGCAAAAGAAATAACTAAATTAGTTAATTCCAACACTGAACTTCAAAGCCTTGTTCAACAAAAACGAATCGATGAAAAAATCCCTGGTTATGTAAATAGCGTAAAAAGCGAACTTAGTTCAGATGATAATCATTTCATTTTGATGTCTAAAGTATGGGCTGGTTGTGGTGGATTTTTCGGGATAGCCGCTGTTCTAGCTTCTCTTTTATCATTGACGATAACAATTGATTTTGAGAAAGTAAAAGGCTTCGAATTGTTTTATTCTTTCACCCGTGGTTTATTAGGGATATCTATTCTTTCATGGCTTTCATTTATCTGCTTAAGCAATTCCAAAAAGTATACACATGAGTCTATACGTAGAAAAGACAGAAGACATGCCTTAATGTTTGGACAAGTTTTTCTGCAAATCTATGGTTCCACAGCAACCAAAGAGGATGCAGTTTTAGTATTCAAAGATTGGAATATGTCTGGTGATTCTGCTTTTTCTGATCATACCGATCAGCCACCGGGAATAACTACATTGTTTGAATCAGCGAAAGAAAAATTGAAATCTTCCCTCGCAGATAAATAATTACTTATATTGAGAGTATGCTTCTTAAGAAATAATACATTGACCACTGTATAAAAAATCAGTTAAAAGTATTGGATTTTCAGAGGTGAACATGACGGTCAGAAAACTTGAATCAGGCAGATGGTTTTGCTAGTGCTATCTTGGAGGACGCGATGGGCGGCGTTTGCGCAAACAGTTCGCCACTAAGGGGGAGGCTTTGGCTTATGAACGTCATGTTATGGATGAGATAGCATCGAAGCCTTGGTTAGGCGAGTTGGCAGATCGTCGGACTCTGAAAGACGTGGTTGAACTCTGGTTCAAACTGCACGGCAAATCCCTGACCGCTGGCGAGCATGTTTACGACAAGCTGCTCCTTATGGTTAATGCACTCGGAAATCCCCTCGCAACCGATCTTAGTTCCAAATTGTTCGCGCATTACCGTGACAAACGCCTAATGGGTGAAATCTATTTCAGTGAGAAGTGCAAGAAAGGTGCCAGCCCGGTAACTATTAACCTCGAACAAAACTATCTAAGTGGCGTTTTTAGCGATTTGGCCCGACTCGGAGAATGGGCAGCACCGAACCCGCTGGAGAACATGCGCAAGTTCACCATTGCCGAAAAAGAAATGACCTGGCTAACTCATGAGTAG